GAATGAGGGTATTTCGAGTATTATAGCCAATCTTCTCAGTAAATTCGCCGGGATAAAGCCTGCTCAGATCAAGTATCAATTGAAGGTCAACTGGTATGATTTCGTTGACGAGATCAGGAAAAGAGGTGATGAAGAGAAGATGATAGATTTCATCAATAAAACTTTTCACCAGAACATCAAGTCTTTGGATGATGTAAATCTTCAAAAACTAAAATTGGCGATGGAAAGAAATAAATGAGATTTTTAAAATATCTTCAGGAAAACTATATCGGAATATACAAATATGCCGGAATGCATACGGAAATATATGAAAATCCCAGCCCAAATGAGATAAGATTTATGCCATCCATCCAGAAGAAAGAACAGCATATTGATCCGGAAGAAACTATCAGGTTCCTCGCATATGCGCCAACGCAACAAATCTTTATATGGAAAAGTGAGGGGGGTATACACGATTATGTTATGGACTATCTTCACTCGAAAAGGAAAATAAGAGAAGCTTGGAACTCTTCTGCTTCCGGCCTTTTTGCAGGATATGCAATGCCAAAAGGTAATAAAATGTTCTTTACAAGGGGATATCAAATTTTTGGAGGCCTTCATTATGAGTGGAGTTGGCTTTCAAGATATTTTTCGAATATGAATAAAATCATTTTATATATCAGGGCCAATTCATATGAACAGCCAGGTGATGAGTAATGAGACTTGCTAGTTTTATGAAAGAAAGCATCCTCTCCAAAAGGGGTGATTGGAGCTATGATGAGATATTGAAAGATTTGAATGGGGTTCCGGGCAATGCTCCTGTACTTTGGAAGGGTTGGGGCGCGCCCCCGTCACGCCTAATTGGTCAAGAGCAATCGTATCACGGCGGTGGAAGGGCAGTAAAGATAAAAAATGATAGGGGAGAGATTAACTTCAGAGGTTCCAGTTTGGGCGCCGGCCTTGGTAGTATTACCAAAAAGCTGAATATGGACACACCGCCAGTATTCACAACTCGTTCTTATGTACACGCCATATTCTTTGGAACGCCATATGTTTTTATACCCACCAGTTCTTATGTTACTTGTTATAATCCGGATGTATTTGATTTGATACAAATCAAAGACCCCGAAGAAATAAATTCGGTTCTGGAAAACTATATCTACTACAATAACAAGATGCCTCCGGCTGATGCCAAGGGAGAGGTAATAATATCAACCAAGGAATACTGGTTGGTATCGATTGGTTCATTGATATACGATACCAAGGGGCAGCTGAAAATATTCAAGAGAGCCGAAGATGTAAAAACATATCAGGATGTAAAAGAGGCGATAGTAAATTATCTCAAATATACGGAATGGGTGATATACAAGAATATACAATCCGCACTTGATCCGGAAGCGAGATTGAAAGAATATGAGAGAATGGGTTATCCGAAGGAATGGATTGCAAGGTATGAGAGAAAACTGAGGCAGAAATGAGATTGAAAAAATATTTGAGAGAAGATTATTTGGGCCTTTATAAGCATACCGGAGCGAGAGCACATATATATGAAAATCCAACGCCGGAAGAAATACGGAAAATGCCCGATATCTATTCGAGGACACAGCAATTTCCACAGGCCACTATAAAGTTTATTGCCTTCTCTCCAAATAAGAAAATATTTATATGGTCAGCGGAGGATGAAGGCATCCATTCCTGTGTTCTTGAATATCTTCAGAGTATTGATAAAATACCCACAGATGAGTGGGGAAGAGCGCCAGAAAGTCTATTTTCCGGATTTGCTTCAATAGACGGTGATAAAATGAAATTCGAATGGGGCCTTGGTTACAGTATGAGAGACTACGAAGGTATTCAGGAAGAGGGATGGGAATGGATAGAAAAATATTTCAGTAATATGGACAGGATAATGGCATACATTTCGAATTTCGGTGAATTCAATAGATTTGAGGCCAGTAAAGATAAATGAGACTACAAAAGTATCTTCAAGAAAAATATTTGGCTACATATAGAGGCAAAGAAGATGAATGGTCTGTTGCTTCTTTGGGAAACAGACTTGGTGAAAAATATCTGGAAGTATATATCAATCCATCTTCACCCGAAGTAAAAAATCTTGTGAAATCCTCGGGCATCAGAAAATTCAGATTTCTTTCAGTTCCATCAGAGAAAAATCTTATAATCTGGCCCTACCCAGCTGCCATACATTATACTATGTTCAAATGGTTACAAAAGAAGGGTTATATAAAAGCCGCCCGCGGGCCTTCCGGCCGGATGCCGATTGGAACCTTGCCATATATAGAGGGATTTATTACGGCAGATGCCAATGGTCGAATGGAAATAGATGAACCAGCGGAAGGACAAAGCTGGGTTAATTATAATTTCAGGATATCTGTAGATTATCTCAAAAAGTATATAAGTAATTACGATGAATGGATGGACGAAGTGGAAAAGGAATATCATCATTACGGGTATGAGGGCGAATTTCAGAAATGAGATTTCTAAAATATCTTCAAGAAAAGTATTTGATGTCATTGGACGCGGATCCCTATTTCGAAGAGGAAAGGTTGGCTGTATATGTGAACCCCGATGTGAGAGATATGAACCAGTTCAGATTGAACGGTATGAGATTTATCGCAGACCAGTTCAAGAAAAATCTTTATGTATGGGATGAGGAAGTTGAAATTCATGCGTGGATGATGGCGAGACTTGTCAAGAAAGGCCTTATACCGATTACACACAAGTCGATTGCCGGCCCGTTGTTGACAGGAATGTGTCAGGTAAGCGGGCCAAAGATGATAATAACGGATATATTTGTTGACAAGGATATAAGAGGTAAGGAATGGAATTGGCTCGATCAGTATTTCAGTAACAGAAAGGAAAAACCTTTCCGTAAATAGGGAAGAATATAGATGAGATTTCAGCAGTATCTTATAGAAGAAGAAAAATATATATTGGAGTTGACATATGAAGAATATTGTGGAATACTCGACAATATATATTTGAATGAGGGGGCTATTGATGAAGCCCGACCGCACACTCGTGACTTCAGTCATGAGTTAGGTCGGTTATACATATGTTAAATTAAATATAAACACAAATACCATAATTACTTTACATTCACCTCTACATATGATAATATATATGTAGAGGTGATTAAATGCAAAAAATAACACATGGTAGAGGTTATGTTTATTCAATTCAATATCATATTGTGTGGTGTGTGAAATATAGACATAAAGTTTTAAAAGGAAAGGTAGAAGAAAAACTTAAAGAATTATTATATGAAATAGCAAGTGAAAATAATTTTATGATTATAACTATGGAAAGTAATTTAGATCATATCCATTTATTAATAGATTGTACCCCTCAACATTTTATCCCCGATATGATAAAAACGTTAAAAGGTGTTAGTGCTAGAAGAATGTTTCAACACCATCCTGAATTAAAGAAAAAATTATGGGGTGGACATTTGTGGAATCCTTCATATTTTGTAGCAACTGTAAGTGAAAATACTAGAGAACAAATAGAAAATTATATTAATACTCAAAAAGAAAAGTAGGTGAATTTATTTATGGCAGAAAAAGCATTTAAGTTTAGATTGTATCCCAATAAGAAACAAGAAGAACAATTAGCAAAAACTTTTGGTTGTATAAGATTTGTTTATAATTACTATCTAAATAAAAGAATTGAATTATATAAAACAGAACAAAAATCAATGAATTATAATGCTTGTTCTGCTGATTTAACGAATCTTAAAAAAGAAAAAGAATGGTTAAAAGAAATAGATAAATTTGCTTTACAAAATTCTTTAAAAGATTTAGATAAGGCTTATCAGAATTTCTTTAGAGAAGTTAAAAAGGGAAATAAAGAGCAAGGATTTCCTAAGTTTAAAAGTAAACATAATAATAAACATTCTTATAGAACTACTTTTACAAACAACAATATTGAAATAAAAAACAATAAAATAAAACTACCTAAACTCGGATTAGTTAAATTTGCTAAGTCAAGGGAAATACAAGGCAGAATATTAAACTGCACTATTATGAAAACTTGTTCTGGTAAATATTTTATATCTATTTGTTGTACAGATGTTAAAATAGAAAAATATGATGATAATAAAAATATAATTGGTATTGATTTAGGTATTAAAGACTTTGCTATTTGTTCTAATGGTGAGACAATAACAAATCCAAAATATTTATCCAAACTTGAGAAGAAATTAAAACGAGAGCAACGAAAACTTAGTAAAAAGAAAAAAGGTAGTAAAAATAGAAATAAACAAAGAGTCAAACTTAATATTGTACATGAAAAGATTGCTAACCAACGCAATGATTTTTTACATAAAACATCAACAAAACTTATAAGAGAAAACCAAATTATTTGTTTTGAAGATTTGAATGTAAAAGGTATGGTTAAGAATCATAAATTAGCTAAAGTAATTAGTGATGTATCTTGGAGTGAATTTGTAAGACAAAATAATTATAAGGCATTATGGCATGATAGGATTATTCAAAAAATAGATCCTTTCTTCCCTTCTAGTCAATTATGTAGTGTATGTGGATATAAGAATATAGGAGTGAAAGATTTATCTATTAGAGAATGGAAATGTCCAGAATGTAATACAATTCACAATAGGGATATAAATGCTGCAATAAATATTAAAAATGAAGGTATGAGATTATTAGGATTGGTAGCATAAATTAAATATAAGTACGGTAGGGACTATCGGATTTTAAGCCTGTGGAGATGGAGGTTACGAAGTCAGTGAAGCAGGAATCTCATCACTTTAGTGATGAGAGGTTCAAACAGCGAAAAATATAGCATATGGTGTTTTATCCGAAATAAAAAATATAATCAATGAGATTTCAAAACTTGTCAACATAAGTATCGAGGAAATTTTGAAGGCGTTCAAAGACAGGCAGTTTTTCTCTCTTTTGAAAGCATTTCGTTTCAGTTTCAAAAATATGTTCAAAGTATTGGCTTCGCTATCCAATGTGATGAGTGCCTCTTTGTTTGCTGCTTTCAGAGAAATACACAAACTGAAATTATTTCAAAAATTACAATCTGGTGCTGCCACGATTGATGAAATTTTGAACAAATATCCGGTTTTGAAAAAGCTGGGGGGCCCCCGATGGCTGCCCTGATGCTGTTTATTTGGATAAATTATACATTTTTATATAGTATGGATTTTGATTATGATGTTGGTGATATTATTGATGCGCTTGCGGGAAGGTATTCAATAGAGGATTTCTTGGGTTCTCCGCGAGCTTTGATGAACATCTCATTATTGTTTGTTGGGTTTTCAACTGGAATTTCTTTTGTATGGATGTCCTCAAAATTGATGAATTTGGTTTTAGGCGTTTTATATACACTTTTTTTCAAATCAGGTAATAGCCAAATACTTTCAAATCTAAAATCTGTAATACAGACGGGTGGATTGGCCAGATGAGTATAAGAAGAAATTTACTTTCCGAAGCAGAGCAGCTCAGACAATGGATGGAATATTATAATTCCGAGCCTATTCTCCGCGGTGCTGTTTCTGTTCTGAAAAAAATAACATCGAAAGGATATGCAGCCTATATTACTGGTGGTGCTGTCAGGGATATTGTTCTTGGAGACAAACCGAAAGATATCGACATCGCGACCAATATGCCGATGGACGAGCTCGCTAAAATCTGGAAAGTATATGACATTGGTAAATCAAAAGAGTTTGGTCTGGTTGTAGTGAGGGAAGGTGGTTTCAGTTATGAAGTGGCACAGTTCCGTGAGGATGGAAAATACAAGGATGGCCGAAGGCCGGACACAATAAAAATCGTAGGTTCATTTGAGGCTGATGCCGCAAGAAGGGATTTCACTATCAACGCAATGGCGGTGGATGCAGATGGAAATATCATAGATTATTTTGACGGAATGAAAGATATAAAGAACAAGGTTATCAGAACGGTTGGAAATCCTCACGACAGATTTGGTGAGGATTATTTGAGGATTATGAGAACCGCACGGTTTGCCTCCCGCCTTGGATTTGCCATAGACCCAAAGACAAAAGAGGCTGCCACAGAGCTGGCAGGAAAGGTGAAAGGTCTGGCCGCCGAGAGAATAAAAGATGAAATCTTCAAAGCCGCGAGTTCCGGTGGTGATAAGTTTGCAAAGTATCTCACCTATCTTGATGAAATGGGCATACTGGAAATTGTTCTACCGGAGATTGCTAAACTGAAAGGTATGCCGCACGTCAAGGAGTTCCATCCTGAAGGTGATGTATGGGAACATATTCTGGCGGCTCTGGAAAACAGCCGGAGTAAAGACCCCCTCGTAAATCTTGCCATTCTTCTCCACGATGTCGGTAAAGGTATTACCCTCGACTACAACGAAAGGGGCCCGATATACTACCAACACGCTGAGGAAGGCGTCAAACTGGTAGATGATATCGCTGACAGATTGAGGCTGAGCAACAAGGAAAGGGATGCAATTCTTTTTGCCGTAGCAAATCATATGAAGTTCCAGAAAATCATCGGTATGAAACCGAGCAAGATTGCCAAACTGGTGGGCGATGAAAACTGGGATGTTCTGGTTGCGGTGGCGAGAGCTGACGAGTTTTCCCGTGGTGAGAAGTTTATGGCGAGAGATGATTTTGAGAAAATTGTTGATCTTGCCGTGGAAATAAAGAAGAAATGGGGCCAGAAAATGGTCAACCACATTATGAAAGTGGTGGACGGCCATAGGGTTATGGAACTGACAGGACTATCCCCCGGCCCACAAGTAGGAAAGATTATCAAGAAGGCGACAGAGTGGGCGATAGACAATAATATCCAAGATCAGGATGAGATTGATAAATATATATTGAAACTTCACGGCGGGGAGAAGAAATGAGCAGGTTTTCCATTTTCGTAAACAATATGAAACTGATGGAGTTTCCGGAGCTGAGACAAGCCTATGATTACGACTGTGGTGCTTCTGTATTGCAATCAATTCTCTTTTATTATGGAGAGGAATATCGCGAATCGGATATTATAGAAGATTTGAAAGTCGATCCAGACATTGGCGCCGAGCCTGCAGATATAATCAGGGTGGCGCGAAAGTACGGTTTGAGGCCTCTGGAAAAAGAGAATATATCTATTGATGAATTGAAGTCATTTGTTGATAGTGGTGTGCCAGTAATGATTATGGTTCAGGCTTGGCCAGATACTCCTGTGGATTGGAATGAAGAATGGGATTGGGCCCATTGGGTTGCCGTAATAGGATATGATGATAAAAGGATTTATTTTGAAGATCCCGCATCATCCAAGAGAACCTATCTGACATATGATGAACTGGATGCAAGATGGCACGCTTATATCGATCAGGAAAATAAATCCTGGCATTATGGTATAATAATGTACGGGAGACAGACAGAATATAGGCATACGAATATGGAGCATATGGACTGATGAGGTTACAACATTATCTTGTAGAAAGCAAACCGATTGGTTCAAAGCAGAAAATGTTCCAGAAGAAGTTTGAGGGATGGTTCAAAACCTTTGATCCTGAAAAACAAGTGATGATAGCTGGTGGTAGGAAAGGAAGATATCCGAATATTGTTCCGAGATATTATTATCATAGACCACCCGGCGGAGAAGAAGTAGGTAGAGGAGCAAAGGCGTACAAGAATAGGAGCGCGGACGGGTCACAAGAGGCGATGGATAGTGATTTCGGTGTCAAGGTTGACAAAGTTATTTGGCTGTCACCAGACCCCTATTCATATGGTAAGAATATGCTGAAAATAGACCTTGCTCAACTTGACCCGATGAATATGAGAACGACGGGTCAGGCCGAAGGAAATGTTTGGCACAAAGGAGATATTCCAGAGAGGGCGATAGTGAGATGAAACTGAAAAATTACATAACGGAAGCAATTTATACTACTCCATTGAAAGACGAGGCGGTGATATTGAAGATGTCGGAGAAGCTTCTCGACTTTCTTGAAAAAAAGGAAAAGAGTTATTCCAATAGTAGCACAAGCCTACAATATAAGGATTATTGGGATGAATATGATGAATACAGTTTGAAGTTTTATAGAGAGGCAATAGGATGTATTCGGGATATAAAAGATCCCCTCGAAAGATTGATCACACTCTATAAAGAAGTTGTTGTAAAAGCAAAAAGAGGAAGAGGTTTGACAGACTGATATGACAAAGTTTGACGAATTTTTTTATAAAGATGTTCTGGTGGAGGCAACGAATAGACTATCACAGACCGACAAAAATATGTTGAAAACATTCATCCGGAGCCCCCGTAATACAACCTACACATTGAAATCATTTTCAAAAGACCATACGGAAGAGGAAAGAAAGATGGAAGTGGTATGGAAACCACCACAAATCCTCTTTTTCTATAACAAAGATTTCTACGATGTCACAAACTATTTTGTAGATTACTGTGATGATACGGGCTTGGAGTTCGAATCCGACTTTGAGCGCCGCACCAACTCACAATATTTTTATATCTGGAAAGAAAAGAAATAATATGTTATTCAAGAACTTTTTACAGGGCAATTTTTTTCAGGGTGAATGGATCTCGTCCGGAAATTTCGAAGGCGTGTTTATAGCCCGCATTTCTCAAAATCAATCACTCATTGCGGGATATAATGACAGAGAAAAGAAATATCTCAAGGTCGAAAATAGCACGATGAAGAAAAGTAAAGGCGGGGATAATGAACTTCTTTCATTTGCAAAAAGACATATTCTCTGGCACCACAAGGAAAAGTTTGATAAGAGAGGAAGCAGAGATAAAGAAATCAAACAAATGACGGAAAAGCAGAAGAACCTTCCTCAAGAATAATATCCTCAACTTTGAAACCCTCGGCGATATAATGACGCTCCCTCTTTATTCCGTGATCCCTCAAATATTTACAGTTGTCGAAAATATCGAATATATATGCCCCGTCCAGTTTGTCGGAATGTTTCCTCAAACTTCTCCCGATTGATTGAAGAACCCTTATCTTGCTTTTGAAGGGGCTGCCGAGGATGACATATTTCAATGAGGGAATGTTGATACCCATTTGAAATATTCCATAGGTCGCAATCAGTATAATGTCATTTCTCTTTTCACATTCCTTTCTCCAATATTCTCTGTCCTCGACTTTTGACTTACCGTACAGAAATACAATTTCCCTGTCATCAATCGGATTTTTTTCGAGGAATTGTTTCAATAGTATTCCTTCTTTTTCTACACGGTGAACCAGTATAAGAATATTTTTATCTACAGACTTGATTATTTCCCTGATGACATCCAATCTGAAACCGTTTCTGAAAACGATATCCTTGATTTCATCGTATGTACCTTTGAAATTTCTCTTGTAATGTATACCAACGAACTTGACATTGCATTTACTTATGTATCCCTCATCCCCAAGTTGTCCTGCCCCGTACTCTCTCAATATCGGCCCAAGATAGGATTTGATGTTCCACATATCAATTTTTGGCGTAGGTAGTGTTCCTGTAAATCCAAGGCGGTAATCCGCATTCGTGCATTTGCTGAGGATTTTTTTGATTTCGTGGGCTCTCGCTCCGTGTGTTTCATCACATATTACACAATCAAAGCCCGGAAGAAGATCGTGGTTTCTACTCAAAGTTTGCCAGGTAGAAATGACAACCCTTTTACCGAACTCCTTGTATTTTTCAAAGACCCTTCCCAAGTCTTTTTCCTTGAAAGAACCGTACTCCAAAAGGTCACCGTAAAATTGTTCTACGAGGGAAATGGTTGGAACAATGATCAGAACTTTCTTTGAAAGGTTGTTTTCAAAGAGAGTTTTTATAATGTAAGATATAATCAGGGATTTTCCGCTTGCCGTTGCAGATCTTATTATTCCTCGCTTGTATTTGAGAGCCGATTTGATACAATCGTCCTGATAATAGTGTGGTTCGAGAGAGAGATTATATTCTGGCTGAATATTGGTTCCACGAAAAAGGTTCAATACATCCTGCTCTATTTTCAATTCGACTTCGGGATAATACTTCTTATGGAACTTTATGAAGTCGGTCAGTAATCCATATGGAATGGTTTTTTTCGAGAGATTTAGCATCGAAACCTTGCCATCCCATCCGCTGTGTGTGAAGGCCGGCATAAATTGGTATCCCTCGACATATGCCGAAAAATGATCTCTCACTTCACGCAGATATTTGTAATCATCCGTATTGATCTGGATGTTCAGAAAATCGTGTTTACAAATTGTGACCATTTTCTTTTCTTTTTTGCCACGCTAGTTTCACAGCCTCACTTATTTTCTTTTTGGTTTCATCAGAAAAAATTCTTTTTCTACCATACATCGAGTTATTTTTACCCGATCTTTTCCCTTTCCAAAATTCAGAGGCCTTTCTTTTTTGCTCGGCTGTCCATTTTTTTCTTTCTTTTCCTTTCCAGAATAATGAAAGCCTATGTTTATGCTTTTCTGTCAAATGTTTACCCGACAATGGATGCCCAAATTTTTTATGTCTTTCTTTTTGTGCTAAACTCATTTTTCTTCTTGTTTCTTTTGTATGTATATGCCCAATTTGTCCATCTCCACCATAAGACATATTATAACCATATCCATCGAGATAGTGCGTATTATAATATTGAATATAGAATGTCTCCATTTTACTGAGATTATCTTTATTTGAGCAATGACATAATACTTCAATGTTGAAATTGTCTATACCATACTTTATTAGCGCATTATGAAATACATATCTCTTTTTATTTCTTTGGGCTTCATTCAGATGATTTGAAATCCTTTTGGAAATAGATAGAATTGTTTTTCCAATATATGATTTACCAGTTTTTTTGTTACTTACTTTATAAATTATCATTGTTTACTTTTTTGATATTTATTGATATAATGATCACATAAGGCCCTGTTTCAGGGCCTCCATATACGATTTGAATTGCCAACCTTGATTGTTTATGGCATCAGAACACATTTTGTAGAAGTCAACTCTCCATTGTTGTTTTCTCAGTTTTTCCTTTGCTTTCAGGAGGGTGGGGTCTTT